TAAGCATGAATTAGAGAAGCTAAAAGATAAGCTGGCTGAAATGGAAGACCCGGAAGAATTAAAAAAAGAATATGAGAGCAAAATTGATGAGATTAGTCAAAAGTCAGTTAGAAAACAGAAAGAATTTGCGGTTAAAGAAGCTGCATTAGCTGAAAATGTTAACAAGAAAGCGTTGAATGATTTTGTGCAAGTCGCAGACATCGATAGCTTAGAAGTTGATGATGAAGGTAATGTGCAAGGTGTGAAAGAATTAATTGCAAAAATGAAAGAAGAAAAGGATTACTTTTTCCAAAAAGGTGAAAGTAATAGCAGTAAAACGGCAGGTAGTTTTAATAATGGCAATGATGACACAGGCAATGATAGCAATGAAGATTGGGCTAAAAAAATGGTAGATAAATTTAACTTTTAATAAAATTATAAAGGAGAGATTTTAAATGGCTAACAGTATTACACTAGCAAAAAAATATACAACTTTACTTGACGAGGTTTATAAAAGAGGGCTTACATCAGATATTTTAAGCGTACCACAGGAATTGGTAAGAGATGGCGCAAACGCAGGCGAAGTTTTACTGCCTAAAATTGCATTGGATGGCTTAGGGGATTATGACAGAGCAACTGGATATCCTTCTGGCTCTGTTAACTTTAGTTGGGAAACACACTCACTTACACAAGATAGAGGTGTTAAGTTCACAATTGATAGACAGGATAATCTGGAAGCGTTAGACAGCGTATTTACATTTGCAGCAGGACAATTTGCTAAACAGGAAGTTGTACCAGAGTTAGATGCTTACAGATACGCACAGTTAGCTTCAAACGCTAATACAGTAGTTAATGCTGATTTAGATAACACAAACACAGTAGAAGCTATTGAAACAGCTAAGGTTGCATTAGAGGATGCAGAAGTAAACAAAGAAGGTATGATTTTATTTATGACACCTCAAGTTTATTCTAATATCCGCAATTCAGATTTATTTGATAGAGATATTATGGATATCGGTGACAGAACATTTGACGCTTACGACGGCATTCCAGTAGTTAAAGTACCGCAAGGTAGATTTTATACTGGAATTACTCTTAACGATGGTTCTAGCACATTTGGATATTCTGCAACCACTGGCGGAACAGAGTATGAACTTAACTTCCTACTTGTGCACCAAGCGGCTGCACTTCCAATTGTAAAACAAAGACAGCTTAAAGTATTCGATCCAGATACTAACCAAGAAACAGATGGATGGTTAATGCAGTCTAGAGTATATCACGATATTTTTATTCCAGATAACAAGACTGTTGGAATCTATGCTCATACAAAAGCTACAGCTATAGTATAAGGGTGATAATTGATGAAAATTAGAAGAGGTGGTGTTACACGGCACGTGTCAGAGCGTGCCTTTGACACCAAATTCAAACAGCAAGGCTATGAAATTGTGGAGGAAGAAGTCACAGAAGAAGAATTGGCAGATAAAACTGTTGAAGAATTAAGAGAAATTGCTAAAGAAGAAGAATTAACAGGTTATTACAAATTAAATAAAGATGAATTAATTGCTAAAATTGAGAAGGTGGTATAAATGGCAAGTGTAGGAGAAGTAATACAAAGAGTTTTCAATTCCAGTAATAATACATTTGATGTGTCGCAAAAGGGTAGTATAAAGGAAAACGTAATAAATCAACAAGAAATAAGAGATACATCGTTTCATAAATTCGGACCTTTTGATGTGTCTGAATTTAAAAATTATTTTATCGAATACAATTCAACCCACGATGTTGGCCTAAGAATTCAAATAAGAGATGGAGATGACAAAATTAAAAAGTATTGGAATGGTACTGAATTTGATTACACTTCTACTCCTTATTCTAATTTACCGGGAACAGGTACGGATTGGATAGCATTACAAGATAAATTAGATATATCAAAATATGAAAATACAAAAATAAGAATTTGGATAGGTTTCCTTACAACTCCTACTACCGGCTCAATATCCATTAATATTATAGGGAGGTATAAGTAATGCCTACTGAAGAAGAATTTGAAATTGCTATTGAATGGGCTTTAGAACAAGAATATGAAGATGATCTAACAAATGAAAAAATTCCTATAACCAAAGATAGTTTTTTACTTGTTGATAAAATAAGAGAATATTTTAATCAAGAAGATATTAATTGCGAACCGCTTTGTTATGAAGATATACAAAAATATTTATAATAATAGCGTAATAATGCGACACTTTAATTTTGGAAGAAGGTGGAATAAATGGCATATGCAACAACAACAGAATTAGCGGACTATTTAGGTGTGTTAGAAGTAGACTTGCCAGACGATGCAGAACGACTATTAGAGAGAGCAAGTGACTTGATAGACTATTATACCTTAGGTAGAATAGAAGCTGGAGAAATAGCGTCTAAAGCTGTCTGTATGCAATATGAGTGGTGGGGTCAATTTGATGAGTTTGGAACAACTAACTTTTTGAATAACATCTCAATTGGCCCATTTTCAGCAGGGTTAAACAGTGGAAGTAGTGGTGGTAGCATACCAGAGTTAGCACCTAGAGCAAAACAAGTATTATTACTAGGTGGCTACCTTAACAGAGGTGTTGATATACGATGAAACTACCTAAATTTGTACAACCGCATACAGCAACTATAACAGAATATGAAGGTGATGGTGCTTATGGCCCAATTTGGGGCGATAGTTATGAGATAGACTGCTATTTTGTGCATAAGAAAAAAATAACATTTGATGAGGAAGGCAATGAAATAACATCTCCTTCACAATTGCACACTTCTGCTGATATCAATCCTAAAGAACAATCAGAAGTCAGTTTTGAGTGGACAACTAAACCATTAGAAATTATTGCAGTTAATAGATATGATAACGCATTGACCGGTCAATTATCTAATGTAGAAATAATGCTGAGGTAGGCGATTATATGGCAAAATTAAAATGGTATGGTGATAAAGTAGTAAGTGATACTATCAATAAAGCCAGAAAAGCTAATCACAGAGCTGGAGAGGCATTATTAACTGAAGCAAATAAAACTGTACCACACGACGAAAGCACACTTGAGAGAAGTGGGTTCGTAGACAGCAATAAAAACGGTGAAGTATTAACGGTTGTTGCTTATGATACACCTTACGCAGTTGCACAACACGAAGACACCTCATTAAATCACAGAGGGAAAGGTAGAGCAAAATGGTTAGAATTAACTTTTAAGGATTGGTCAAATAAGTTAGAAAAGTTTGTTGCAAAAGAAATAGGTGATATTTGATGTTTTCAGAAGTAATGCAACGATTAGCAAATAATATAAGTGAGATAACTTACGATGAAACTGGGATTAATGGGAATATATTTCAAGATAACCTACCCGCTGAACCAGATATTGCTGTGATGGTGCAAGGAACAGGTGGATTTCCACGTGATATGTGGCTCATAGATTATTTTGAGCCAACAATGCAGATAATTGTTAGAGGTACACGTGATCCAAGAGTTGCAAGAAATTTGTTAGATAAGATTATTGATGAGATTGGTGTGTTAGGAGAAGAGAAGTGGATAGCAACAGGTAATTGGTATGTAGTCAAATGTCAAGCTATACAACCAATGGGAATTTATATCGGGCCAGATGACAATAATAGACACAGATTTTCAGTTAACTTTGAGATGGAAGTCAAAAAATTATAAGGAGTGAATATTAAATGGCAGCGAATAACAAAGTGTTAGCAAGAAATTATACATTAGAAGTATATGATGGTGCAGCTTATGTGCCGATAAAAGGTATTAACACGCTGACAATTTCAACAGAGAAGGAAAGTTCAGACACTACAACTTTTGATAGCAATGGAATGGCTGAACACTTAGCAACACAGCGGGCTAAAACAATTTCAGCAGAAGGTTATGAGTATTATGACGGAGCTACTCAAGATGCAGGGCAGGCAGAAGTTGAAACTCTATCAGACGCAGTAGGGACAGCAGCAGAAAGCACATTGCACATTGTACACGATAATTCTGGCAGAGAAAAATGGCTTAATGGTACATTCAACTTATCTGATATTGGTGGAGGAAACAATGACCCTTCCAGTTGGGGTTTTGAGTTTGAGAGAACAGGTGCTTCATTAGATACTGACCCTAACGTATAAAAGGAGGTTAATTAAATGGCGGATTTAACATTACAGGAGTTTGATTTAGCAGGGTTAACACCTTCATTTTCAGCAGCAGATGTTGCAGGTGATAGTTTTGTTAACAATGGTAAAACATTATTATATGTAAAGAATGGAGATGCATCTTCACACGATGTAACACTTAATATACAAAAGACAATAACAATAGGTGGTATAGATATTACATTAAGTAATCCAACTGTTACAGTACCAGCGAGTGATGAAAAGATAATTGGCCCATTTTCGCAGGATTGGTTTAATGACGCTGACGGAAATGTAAGTGTAGATTATGACGCAGTAACAAGTGTTACAGTTGCAGCTTTAAAGTTATAAAATTAATGGAGGGATAGATTATGAGCAAAACAATAGATTTTGATGCGTATAGAGCAGAAAAAAAAGATGAAAATATTACAATTAAAGCTTTTGGCGAGGAGTTGGAGTTACCTCCTTCTCCTCCACTTTCAACGATGGAAGTATTGTTGGGGTTGTATAAAAAAGCTGGTTCGGAAGCAACAGTACCTGAAGAAGAAGTAATCACAATGTTAGAAGCATTGTTGGGTAAAGAACAATATAGAAAATTATCTGATGGAGGATTAACTGTAAGTGAAGCTGAATGGTTAATTCAAGAATTGTGGAAACAATATAATCCCCAACAAGAGGTTAAAGAAGATGATACAAAAAACAAAGTAGCTTCGACATCGCGGAAAAATGGGGATTTATAGAAGCAGATTTTTTGCGAGAATATAATATAGACTTAGTGCAAGAGGCTGATAATTTGACTTGGAGAAAATTTAAAGTGTTATTAAAGTCATTATCAGCTGAATCTGCACTTGCAAGAAGCATACAAAGCGATGAAGAAGCACCAATTGAAGACGAAGAGGGAGTATTGATGAATATGTTATAGAAAGTAGGTGAAACATGGCTGTCAAAGTTGGAGAATTATATCAAGAATTATCACTTAAAGATAATAAATTTACTTCTGGAATGACACAAGCCCAGAATAAAATGGAGGGTTTTTCGTCAAGGTTAAGTAGTGCTGGCGGTACATTAACAAAATTTGTTACTGGGCCAATGGCATTGTTAGGTGGAGCTTTATTAGAAAATGCTAGAAGGACAGGGAATTATGCCGATAGCATATTAGACTTAGAATCTGCGACAGGACATACAACTGATACTATACAGCGTTATCAAGCAGTAGCGGAAAGGGCTGGAGTAAAAACAACAGCTTTCACAGATGCAAGTCAAAGATTATTACAACAGATGTCAAGAAGCGAAGGCGGTTCAGCATCGCTTAATGAAGGATTGCAAAAATTAGGATTAACCTTTGAAGATATTTCAGAAGCAACACCAGACGAACGGATGAACACTCTTATTACGAGACTGAGAGGTGTAGAAGACGCTAATAAGCGCGCTCAAATAGGTACACAACTTCTAAGAGGTGGTTATGAAGACTTAGCGCCAATCCTTGATTTATCAGCAGAAGAATTTGAAAAAGTTTCACAACAAGCAAAAGAATCTGGAAAAATAATGGATACTGACGCACTTAACTCAGCTAATAACTTTAGAATGAGCTTAGATGAGCTAAAGCAAGAATTCACAGGGCTAATGAGAAGTATAGCTGTTGATTTTATGCCCGTTTTAACTGATAGTTTAATGCCGTTTCTGAAAGAAAGTTTAATACCATTGATGAGAAATTTATCTAAAATAGTTAGTGGTTTGTTCAAATGGTTTAATAATCTTTCGAGTGGAATGAAAACAGTATTTACAGTTGGAGTTGGCCTGTTAGGTATGTTAGGACCACTATTGACTGCATTAAGTGGTATTGTATCAGCAAGTGTTACATTAGCACCGTTATTATCTACAATAGCTGGAGGATTTGCAGCTATATCAGCACCAGTTGTTGGGGTTGTAGCAGGTGTAACAGCTTTCGCAGGTGCCGCTACATTAGTGTACAGAAGTTGGTCAGAAGTATCAACAATGTTATCTGATTTGTGGACAGCAATGAGAGTTAATGTCAGCAATTTTGCTATTAAATCTCAAATAGCTTTTGAAAAAATGAAAATAGCTATATTTAGAATTGTCAATAGCATATTGCAAAAAATGTCTGCATTAGAAAACCTACCATTTGGTGTTGGAGAAAAGTTTGCAGGAATGGGAGGCACAATAACTGATAGTGTAGATGGTGCAAAACAATCAATTTCAGAACTAGTCTATCAAATGTATGAAAATGAACAGGATTTAGCAAGTGCTAATAGTAATTTCAGCGAAAGTTTTGGAAATGCTAAAGATGCTATTGTTGAAGATATTGTAGGAATATTAGATACCCTTAATATATTTTCCAGCGATTATAAAGGTGAAGTTGAAGCAATAACTGATTTTGTATCAGAAGAATATAGTTTTCAAACTGATGAAATAGAGTCTAACATCAATGAACAAAACGAAATAGTTGATAATGGATTGCAAGAGAGACAAAATATTGAAAAAAGATATGCTGACCAATGGTTTGAGATGAGCCACAACAAAATTGAAATATTAGAAAAAGAGAAAGAAGAAGCTATTAAAAATGCGCAAGAGAAAGGCGCAGATATAACCAACATTGAAAAAGTATTTGATGAAAAAATACTACAAGCTAAAATTGAGAAAAGAAAGCGCGAAGCTGAATTGGAAAGACAAGCGCAAGAACAAAGAACAAAAATGCATCAAGAAATGGTTGAGCAAGCTGAACAAGAAAAGCAAAAGGAAATAGAAAAAGAGCAAGCTATTAGAGAGCAAGTTAGAAAAACAAATGAAGCTAAATTTGAAGCGACTGAAAGTTATATGTCACGCTTAATTGAACAAAATGCAACTGAAAAAGAAATGTTGATTCTGAAAATGAACAGGGAGTTAGAAGCTAACAAAAATAATGAACAAGCTAAATGGGCTATTAAACAATATTATCAAAACGAAATAGATAAATTAGAGGAAGAAAATCATCAGAAATCAATGGAACGCACAGAAAAAGAATTAAGTTTCCTCCAAACTGGATTTGCTTATGCTTTTTCCTCA